GCCGCCTCGCTGCGGGTGCCCGCCAGCCTGTCCTGCGCGCGGGCCATCTCGTTGACCTGATCGGCCGTGACGCCGGCCGCCCTGCCAGAGAGCACCAGGCCCCGCACGATGGCGTCCTGCTCGCGCGACGCCGAGGAAAAGGCCGCCGCCACCGATGCCGCCGCCCCAGCCACGCCCAGCAGAGCCAGGCGCACTGGCGACAACAGGCTCGCGATGCCTCGCAGCGCCCCGCCGATGGAGCCGAACGCATCGCGGATCTGCCCGCCTTGCTGCAGCAGGACAAGGCCGATGCTTTGACCGCTGGCGAGCTGGGTGGCGATATCGGTGAACTGCGCAGGCAGCTGGCGCATGGCGTTGCGCGTCTGCGCCGCGCTGACCTGCGCGCTTTGGCCGATGGAGCCTATGGCGCGGCTGGCCTGGGCCGCGGCAGGCTGGATGCTGGACGTGTCCAGCCTGATGCGGGTGACGGCCTCTTGGACGGCTTGCACGTCACGACCTCACCGCGGCTTTGCGCGCTCGGCAAACCACTCCAGCGCAGCGGCCTCCATCACCTGCAGCGCCTGCACCTCCCGCGCGGCGCAGCGCAGGCCCAGGCGCTGCGCGATGGCGAACACGGCCGGGTAGTCCAGCCCCACGGGCAACATGGGCCCCATGCGCCACTGCGTGATGGCGGCGGAGAAGACGCGCACTGCGGCCATGTCCTCCGGCCATACCGGCACCTCGTGCTGCTGTGCCAAGGCCTGCGGCGGCAGGCCCAGCCACGCAATGGCGTCTGCATCGCCAGGCGCAGTGCCAGGCGGCCCGGACAGCAGCGCCCGGGCCGCCGCCCTCAGTTTTTTGTCCGCGCCTCATGGTAGGCGGCCATGTACTGCTGGTAAATCTCGCCGCCGGCGGCGGGGTAGCGGTCCAGCAGCGCCGCGAAGGCCTCGGCCGAGAACTGCACGGGTTGATCGTGCTCGTCGACCACGCCGGCGCGCCAGCCCTTGACCACCTCGCCGAGGAAATCCGGGTCGCTGCGCTCTGCGCCGGACTCCACCCACGCGCGCAGCTCGCTTTTGCTCTTGCGCGCGAAGACGAAGATGACCACCGCCGGCTCGGGTGAGCCGGCGACGGTGAGCTTGACCGGCGCGTCGAACGTGGCGGCCGGCACCAGTCGCAGCGCGCCCATCAGCTGCCGTACAGCATGGGTTGCGCGGCGAAGTTGAGCGTGATGTCCGTCGTCAGCACGCCATCACGCACGCTGGGCACGTCGTTGAGGCCCCAGTACGCATTGCCGTTGAGCCTGGCGCCGTTGGGGAAGATCATGCGCAAGGCGGCCGGGGTTTTGCTGTCGCGCGCGGCGCGCACGGGGCCCAGGAACGACTGCACTGGGTCGTAGTACACGGGCAGCGTCAGCGTGATTGGCGTACGAGTGGTTGGCAGCGCGATCTCGTCCTCTTGGCTGAGGAGCCGAATGGTCGTGTACTGCTGCTCACCGCCGCTGGACGAGATCTCCTGCGCGATCTGGCTGAGCGCCGTCCAAGTCGAGATCTTGCGCACGCTGCCAACGCCGCCGCCGGGTGGGAACTGCGCGGTGTTGGAGGTGTTGAGGCCCTCGATCGTCACGTCGTTGGTGTTGACCGCGCTGACACGCATGACGCGGTTGTCAACCTTGGGCCAGCCGCTCTTGATCTCGATGATGTCGCCGACCACGATGCCATGCGACGCCTCCAGCGTGGCCACTGCATTGGTGGCGTTGGACAGCGCGGTCATGTTCTTGGAGGGGCCGTAGGCGCTGGCGATGGAAACCGCGGTGCCTGAGGCGAGGATGAAGGCCATGATGTTTGCTCCTGTGGTGGGGGTGGTCAGGCGGCGAGCAAATCGCCTCCGGTGAGGTGGGTCACGCGCAGCACCAGGTCAACCAGCGTGACGGTGTTGTCTGCCTCCTCGACATCCCATCGGATGTCGGGCTGCAGCTGCCACCGCATGACGCCGTTGGGCGGCTGCGTGGTGGACAGGCGCTCGAACACGGCCGCGAGCAGCGCATCGGGCGCCTGGATGCCGTGCACGCCGGGTGCAGCGCGCACGCGCAGCCGCAGGCCCACCAGGCTGGTCCAGCGCACGGTGCCGCCGTCCAGCGTGATGGCCTGGCCGCGGCTGCTGTCCAGCACCACGTCGATCGCATGCGGCCAAGTCGCCGGCATGGCCACCTCGCGGCCGATGCGCACGCGCCCGGGCGCTATGGCAGGCGGCTGCGCCAGGGCGGTCACGACGGCCTGCGGGATTTGGAGGAACGCGGTCACGGCGGTGTCCTCGGTCAGGCGTTGGTGAGCAGCAGCACCGACCAGCCTGTGCCGTCCGGCAGGTGCTCGCGCACGCGGTAGCTGCCCTGGGGGATCTGCAGCACGGCGTCGAGGTAGTCGGCGGGCACGTCGGCCGTGGGCAGCTGGACCTGCGGCTCGCGCACGCTCATGCCGCCCGCGGTGTCGCCGGGGTCGTCGAAGATCACGCGCACCGGCTGCCCGGCGAGCGTGCCCTCCACGCCCCAGGCGCGCAGGTAGACGCCGAAATCCTCGACGACAGCCACCGCCTGCGCTCCACGCTCAGGCCGCGGCCGGCGCCTCGGCCTTGGCCTTCTTGGGGGCCTGCATGGCCTTCCACGCGGCCTTGTGCTCGTCGGTGGCCAGGCGCGCGCGGCCCTGGCCGGCCAGCTCCTTGGCCAGCTCGGGGTCCACCTGCTCGATGACCTCGCCGACCCCGACGTGGCGGCCGTCCAACTTGAACGCGTCGACGCAGACGATGTCGACGGGCTTGGCTTGCTTGTCCATGTGCGTGTGCTCCTGTGGCTGTGGGTCAGGTGGTCAGCAGGTCGTCGATGCTTGAGAACGCACCGGGCTGGCGGCACAGCCAGTCAAAGAACTGGTTGAGCGTGATGCGCACCTGGCCGGTGGCGGCCAGGCTGTACGGGTCGACGGTGACGTCCAGGCCGCCGAACAGGCCCAGAACGAACATGCTCCAGTCCGCGCTGAAGACCATGCTCGAACAGATGCCCGAGCTGCTGCCCTTGGTCAGGTTGCTCGGCACGTTGTTGGTGACCATGGCGCGGTGGCCGTTGAGGGGGAAGTCGCCGTCGTCCCAGATGAAGGGCAAATTGGCTGCCTTCTGCACCACCTTGGCCTTGCCGCGGACCTTGGTGTTGGTGAGGTAGCCGCTGCGGCTGGTGTTGACGGCGTTGGCATTGGCCGCAGCGCTCTCCAGCCCGACAACGTGGGTCCAGGCCAGCTCCGCGCCGTTGGTGCCGCCGACAACGCTGCCGATGCCCGAGACGTTGCGGATGCCGCGCGCGTTGGCACCGCTGCCGTTGCCGTTGATGCCCTGGTCCTCCATGAGGACCGCAGCGCCGTCCACCAGGTCCTGCCGCAGCATGGCCTCGATGCCGATCTCGCTCTGGATGATGGCCTGCTTGCTGGGCTCGACGTACGAGGCGACGCGCTTGGGCGTGAGCACCGGCAGCGCGGTGGTGGGCTGCGTCTCGGTGGCTGCCGCCACTTCGGTCAGCATCCCCAGGGTGCCGGCCACGGTCTTGCGCGGCACGGCCAGATTGCCGCGCAGGCCCGGCAGCACGGTGCAGCCGGCCTGCATTAGCACCAGGGCCGGGCGCAGCACGTCGGTCCACATGGCGGCGTCCACCGTGGTCTGCACGAGGTTACCGGCCTGGTTCGCGGTGCCGACGTTGAAGTCGCGCTTCTCACCGGGTTCGCGGCCGTGCAGGTCGCTGAACATCACGTCGGCGGGGACGAAGATGCCCTCGGCCTCGCGGCCGGTCATCTTGGCGATGGCCTGGCTGACCTCGCGCTCGAATCCGGCGTCGACGCTGGGGCCGTGGCCCTGCATCTGGGCCTGGATGGCGCGCATGAAGCTGTACCGCCGCGCCTCCTTCGGCGTGGCGCCGATGCCGGCCAGCGTGGTGGCGTCGGTGGCGCTGGTCTTCAGGCGCTGGAGGATCAAGTCGTGGAAGCGCTCGGCGTCGGCGCCGTTGGCGATGGCGTCGCCCACGTCGGTGGGCTTGAGCCACTCGCCGTATTCGCGCGCCAGGCGCTGGATGGTCTCGACGTTCTTGCGGAACGCGGCGTCGCCCTGCACGGGCGCTTGGGTCGTGGTTTCCATGGTGTGCTCCATGCGGGGGGTTGCGGGGACAGTGGCGCGCTGTGGCGCCGGCGGGGTGATCGCGTCCTCGACCATGCGGCCGAGGCCGACGGTCATGTCCGCGGGGATGCTCACGAGCGACACCTCAAGCGGGCGCCACGCTGTGACGCGGTACGTCGGGATGTCGTTGTCCTTCTTCAGCAGCTCAAGCTCGTCGATCTCGTAGCCGACGCTGACGTTGACGCGGATGTCGTCCTGCGCCTCGGCCATCTGCTCTTCGGCCAGCGCGGTGCGGCCGAAGCGCGCGACGCAGCGGTTCTTCCGCGTCTGCGGATCAAGCCAGGCGCGGCTGATGACGCCGATCTGCTGGTCGCTGCGGTGGTTGTTGAGGAACGGCGCGCGACCGCTGGCCACCCAGCTCAGATCGCACTCGCCGCGGTCGTGGCCCAGGATCTCCACGCCCCACCAGCGCTCGTAAGGCTCCTCGGAGGAGAAGCTGAACTCGACCTCGCGGGTCTGCTCATCGACGCGCTTGCCGCGCAGGCTGGTGCTGGTGTACTCCACCAGCGGCGGGGCGTCGTCGTGTGCCGCGCGCTGGGCGTGGTCGCCGTCGGCCGGCTCGACACGGCCGCGCAGCACATCGGCCAGGCGCAGACGCTGGCCGGGCTGCAACCGGGCGAGAGCCTCCTGCAGCCGCTGGCGCGCTGGCGAGTCCTCGCGCGTCCAGTAGCCGTGGCTGGCGTGTGCGCTCATGCGCTGACCTCCTGTGGCGTGGTCTGTGCGTCGGCAGGCGCAGGGCTGGGCTTGGGCGTGCCGGGCGCGGTAACGGGCATGCCACCGGTGAGCCACGGCGGCACGGGCAGGCCAAGCTGCTCGTAGCGCCTCATGAGGCGGGCCTTGTCCTGCAGCGTCTCGTCGAGGTCGATGCTCATCTGGTCGCAGATGGCATACGGGCTGCGCATGTCGTAGGTCATCTCCATCGCGGCCGAGCTGGTCTCGCCCTGCGGGTCCACCCACTCCCACTTCGGCGGCTGGAACACGGCGGAGCGCAGCAGCTCGCTGTAGCGGCCGGCGTCGACCGGTGTGCCGTCGTCGAGCACGATGGAGCGCGTGATCAGCGCCATGCGCAGCCAGTCGGCAAACACGGGGCGCACGAAGGCGTCCACCAGCCACCGCTGCAAGGCCCGCCAGTGCCGGCGCTCGCTCAGCTCGGCGATGCGCGCCGAGCTGTAATTGACGCCGGTCATGTTGCCGGACAGGTTGTGGTGCGCCACGTTGAGCCCGGCCGACAGGCTGCGGCGCGAGTCGTCGACGAAACCCGTGTACGCCTGGTGCGGGTAGGCCGGGTCCCAGCCCTTAAATGTCACGCCGGGCGGCAGCGCCTCAAGCATGCCGGCGTCCACGTCCTGCACCAGCTCGCCGGTGGCGTCCCTGAGCTGATCCCAGGTGACCTCGACGCCGTTGGCGGCGTCTGGATGCACCTCGTAGAAGCCCATCTTGGAGGCGCCCACACGGGCCGCGACCATGGCGTACTGCTCGAAACCGTCCAGCATGTTGCCGCGCCTCAGCACGGCCGATGCCCAGGGGTAGCCGCGCAGCTGCTCGGGGCGGCGCAGCACGAAGCCGTGCAGCAGCTGATCGGCCGGCACGCGCTCGCTGATCAGCGATGGGCCTATACCCGTGCCGCGGTCTCCGGGGTGGCCGTTGGTGAGCCACAGGGCCACGGTGCGGCCCGTGGCGGCGTCAATCTCCACGCCCAGGCGGATGCCGTTGGACCCAGCGCCGCTCGGCGCCACGTTGCGCGCGGTGTCGATGCGGTCCACGTCCAGCATCTGCAGCGCGTAGCCGTGATGCAGCTTGGGGTCGCGGACGCGGCGAAGCAGGAACTCACCGTCGCGCGCGGTGCCCTCGGCCACGCTGCGGCAGACCTGG